GAAGAACTAGAGGAACTAATGCCTTGGGCACCAGAGATTCAAAATAACTGCAAATAATAAATCGTACAACTAGAGTGAAATGCTCCAACTCTAATTGTACGATTTTTATTTTTGGACACCTTCTAATTAATCGCTTACCTATTTTTGAATATACTTAGATTATTTGATGCATAATAATTAATGGATCTTGTGCTATATGTGACTTATATCCTTTGTCGATTCCGTCTTACAGAGCAGCCTATTTTTTTCCTTGTAGGCTACTCTATACATATAAAAAATCAATTTTTATTTAGTTCTTTATTATTCCAACTTTTTTTAGTAATTCTAAAAGCATGTCAAAAGTAACCTGTGACGTATCTTTAATATGTTCACATATTAATTTGTCATACTGATTTATTCTAAAATTTGTATAACCTATACTAAATAGCATCGATATACAAATGCATACTATAAACTCCATTCACTAACCTCCATGTTTTGTTTTACATTCTTTATTTGACATATTAAAATATTCTTATAAAAATAAGAAAGGTGTGATTCTATGTCAAATGGTTTAGATGTCTTTTTAGATGCTACTGGCAAACTAGTTAAAACTATCCCGACTCTTTATGAGGACCTCGCACAACCAGCTGTACAGGAAACGGGTAAATTTATCGCAAGAATTCCTACTGCAATTAATGCTGCTCTCTCTGGTATAGATTGCTGGATAGAAGGAAGAAACTATAGAATTAAAGAAACTAAAAAATTACTTGAAAAAAAATTAGAAAATGTTAATCCTGATAAAATTGTTCCACCTGATTCATATGTAGCTATTCCTGCACTGGAAGCCATTTCTAACTCAATGGATAGTGAAGAATTACGAAATATGTATGCTAACTTATTAGCTAATGCAATGAATATTGATACAAAAGATTCAGTTCATCCTTCATTTGTTGAGATAATTAAACAGCTTTCACCATTAGATGCACAAGTTATTAAATATGTTAGAGATAACGCTTTCAAATTAGCTACCATTACCTTTAGATTTCAGCGTGATAATCTAACTCCTAACTTAGGTTTTACCAATGGTTCTATTGGTTTTGAGGTTGTTAGTAATGCTACATGTATACCTTTAGATGAAATGCCATATCACTATATCCAAATGTCTTTGGATAACCTTCTCAGGTTAGGATTGATACATATTGACTATTCTAAATACTTGGATGACCAAACTTTGTATGATAACATTCTTGAAGCATTTTCAGAATCTGTAGAAGAACTGGTTAAAGAAACGTTTAATGATCCTAAATATGAAGACTATAAAATAGTACCAGCTAAAGGTCGCATTTATTCAAATACGCTATTTAAAATATTTTGTGATGTATGTGTATAAGGCAGATTCTACTCTGCCTTATAGTTTTACTTTTCCGACATCTACAAAAAACTAATTTTATTTACTAAAAACTAACAACTGGTACCGTATGATAAATAATTACATACCCATCACCTGTATTTATTACTTGTTCCACAACATTGCCTTCTTTTATAAAATCAATTAAATATGTTGCCAATCCAATTGTGTCTACATTACTTAACGTTTTTACCTTTTGCATCTTCTCACCCTTTCTTGTAACCAAAAAACTATTTTATTGATTGAATTTAGTTCTTCGTATTTGTTATACTCAAGTTAATGATTAGATATTTTACGTGGGGAGATAAAAAGAGATGAAAAAAATAGTTTTTGGCTCAATTATGATGTTATCAGGTATAATTGCATCTGCTTTACTTATGGCTGGTACTATGAGCCCTGATTTGGCAACGAATGGGCAGTTTACATTTATACGAAATTTAGCACTATACGGTTTAGATTATGCACTCTATGTTTTTATTGCCATTGCTGTTATTGGATTACTGATAGCGTCTAGTGAATTACAAAAGAAAGAAAAATAATTATATAATAAGGATATAATCTTTCTCTAACCAAAAAATTATTTTACTGGCTCAACTTCAATATAAAGCTCACTATAATAACCAATTCTTATTTCTGACGATATATCAACAATGCTTTTTACTGGTTGCTCGTCATTACTTGTAATATATATCTTCATGCCATCTGGTAAGTCTTTTATAAACTCTTTTAACTCTCCAACTGTCATAGTTTCTTTATTCATACTTCACCAACTTTCGTTTCATAAAACTTAGATTTTGTCATGAAAATTCTTCATTTTCTTCTGTAGTTATGTTTTAATTATATGTAAAAAAGGGGGTAAATTTATGAACATAACTTGGCTTATTATAATGATTGCAATCTTTTTGATACCTGCATCATGTTTTGTCTTTGGTCTTATCACTGCAATTAAATACGTTATAAAAGATGACACCAAAAATTACGAAAAATTTGCTTGGATATCTACTTTAGGATTAATTGGATGCTTAATTATCATCTGTTACATAATTTTAAGTTAACAAAAATTATTTTTATTTACTTGGAATTTTTACTTTTTTATGATGTATTGACCTATTTTTTTAATGCGTATAATTTTTTATTAAGTAGAGTTTTGTTTATATATTGGGTTCACTAGTATTTATTTAGTGAGCCCTTTATTTTTACAAAAGTTACTTTTATTTACCACCTTGTATAACTCGTGGTATAAAACCACTTATATCAATTTCCATAAGCTCTTCAATACCTGTCTTACTATCTGCATACTTTAATACTTCTACTGGTAAAGATGATAGGAAATGTGTCGTTTTAAGACCATGCTCTTTAATCTCAATTAGCAATGATGCTTTCACATCCTCTGGGTACTTATGTATAAGTACTTCTGTATCATCTTCACCAGGCATTGGTTCCGCCAAATGTAAAGCTATATACTCCCATACCTTCATACTTTGTCCTCACCAAAATTTACTTTTATTCAATCTCTTTTACATCTGCTTCTATATCTTCACTTAAAGAATTAACACTTATATCTTTTGACACTTCACCACACCCTTTTGCTGTTAAGCATTGTGGGAATGGTATCCCATTATTTATCATTGGTACTCCAAATCCTTCAAGAAAGCTTCCTTCTCCCTGTTCTGCAAACATTGTTGCAAAGATCTTAATAACTTCCTGTAAACTGCTTACGTCATAAAAGGTCTTTTTCCAATCTGCTATATTTTCTTCATTCCATATAGTTTCATCAATCTCTACTTCAAAGTCCCAAGTTTTTGTTACTTCAACTTGAAATTTCTTCATCCTAATCCCTCCTAATCCATAAAAAATTGATTTTATAAGCTATACACTGCATCCTTTAATCTATCCCAGTAATACCACTGATCTTTAGTCATTTTTGCATCATCCATAACATCTATAAAATCTTTGAGGATTTCGATGACTTGCTTTGAATTTGAGTACTTATCTCTTAACTCTTCAAGTGCTTCTTCTAATTCTCCACACTCATCTTCACAACCACTAAGTTCATCTTCAAGACTTTCTATTTCATCATTTAGTCTTTTAACTTGTTCACTATCTTCAACATAATCTTCAATGAACTCTTTTAAAGCTTCAAAGATATCTTCTGGAACTATGTCTTTTAAATCTTCCAGTTCTCTTACTATGTAGGGCATATCCTTTTTCCAAATAACCATAAAAAACCTCCTGCTATTTAAATCGAAGTTGTAGCTCTCCGAACTCGTCTACAACTTCTATGTACTCTACTTTTTTTCTACATACATATCATGATAAGTTACAGCTACTGCCATAGAAGCCCATATATCAGCCTTAAATCCATAGAACGTGTCTGGGTTAGCTTTTGTACCCTTGCCATTCTTAAAATCATGCTGAGCGAATCTATCAATTAATGCCTGCCTTATATTGGCATCCTTAGCCTTCATACTGTTGCAGAGTGTAATCTTCTCATCTTTTCTAAAGATATATGTATAAGGTATATCCAAATCATCAAGCACCTGCACTATACGGCCTATCATTACGCAAGTATCAAATACTTCCTTTCCTACAGCCATACCGTAACAAGCTACCATCTCAATAGCTGCATGTAGTTCTTCTACATGAAAGTCTGCAACTTCATAAATCTTTTCAAGAAGTGCCTCATTTTCAATTTTTCCTTTATCTTTAATAGCTAAATCATCCGTTGTAAGTACATAAGCTGATTGAATATTACCTGGATCAATAGCAAGTATCATCCCAGCACCCTCTTCCAAAATGGTTTCTTTGTAGTTAATTCAACTTCTAAATCCCTAACTTCTGCTTTTAAGGATTCAATCGTTCTAGCCTGTTTATCTATCTCCTTTCGCTGTTCTAAAACGATTGATTTCCAGTAATTAATCCTAATTTTATCGGTAGAGCATTCATGACGAAGCCTTTTAAGCTTCTTGTACTGTTTCTTAAGCTCCTTAGCCTGTGCCTTAACCTTCTGCCTATTACTTGGGCATTTTGTAGTCATTTTCTTTCGTCTCTTCATTCACTTATCTTCCTTCCTGTGCCTTTGCATAAACTTCTCTAAGCATTCCACACTGTCTTATGTTGAATTCTATTTGGCTATCTTCTATCACTGGACCATATGTAATTTTAGGAACGGATTCCTTATTTTCAAGTTTAAGCATTTCTTCTTTCTCTTTTGTAGCCAGTCTTATATTGTCTATTTGACTACTTAGCTTAGGTCCTAATGATACTTCTTTGGTAAATCTTTTGTTTACCGCATTCATAGCTTTAGTAAACTGTCCTCTCAGAACACCTTCCTCTTCTTCTGGGCATATGCTAATAGCTCGAACACCACCTACCCACTTAACAGCTTCTTGTACTTGACGTGGTAATTCATTCATTACTGCTTCTTGCGAATAAATACCTCCGTGTTTATTTATAGCTTGATGGACCATTCCCCAAGCTTGCTCTGGGTCTACTATTTCTGGTAATAAAAGTTCTGCGTAAGCTTCTTTTATATCCGCTATTGTTGGCGCCCATTTTGATGTATTAATAAGTTTCCTTACAGCAATAAGTGCCATATTATAATCAAGCTCATTTAAAAAAGCCATCCAGTATTTACACGCTTCCGTATACTTACCATCCTTTGTATAAATCTGTAATTCAAATTTAGGATGGCAGGATTTAATCAGGACTAATAATTCTGCACACTGTTCTTTTGTCACTTTTATTCTCCTTCCAAAAATGCTATCATTTCAGGACTTTTAGGTTGGAATTCATAGCCACTATGCTGCTCTACAACAATTTCTACTTCCTGATAGTTTTCATCCAGGTAATCTACATAACCACTATTAAAAAACGTACTGCCATTTTGGGGTTTTCTCCATGTTTCTTTTTGGAGTCCTAATTCATAACGCTCGATACAGCGTATTAACTGCTCATAGCTATACTGCTCGATAAGCTTAGGTATTTTTTTAATAGCTGTAGCTTTACCCTTTTTGAGAGGATATCTATTCCATACATAAGCAACTTGTTGCTCTATATGTTTTTTATTCTCCTCATTCTTTTCATTCTTACTTTCTTTTTCATTCTTAATACATTCTTTATCATTCTTATTATTCTTTTCATTCTTGTTTGTGTACCCTTCATGGTTCCTTTGTGGTACCTCTGTGGTACCTTCATGGTTCTTTTGTGGTTCCAGTATGGTACCTTCATGGTTCCTACATGGTACCTCTGTGGTACCTTCCATACTTAAATTTGCTTGATAATCGTTGTAATTACTAACTTTTATGGTGGTACCTTTTTTAGACTTATTTAGTTCCACCATGTGGTCTCTCTCTAACAACTCTAAGAAACTTCTAACGCTCTTCTTTGACACGTTCCAACGCTCAGCAAGTTTTAGTTCACTGGTATGAAACTCACCTCTTTTAACCTCAAAAAGTTCATTTCCTAATAAGAATTTATTGTCTTTATGGTTGGCCATCAGAATGATATCCAGCCACCATTTGAGCTTATTTGCGTCCTGCCATATCCAGTGCTCTTGTATGTCTCTGTATATTTTTATCCATCCGGCCACCTTCATCCTCCTCTAAAATGGTACTAAACTTATATCTATTTCTAGCCCTTCATCTGCTATATATGTAGGCTTGTTTGTAAGCTCCTGGATCTCTTTTTGAAACTGTGCTGCATGACTATTGCTATCACTTAAATGTAGTAATACAATGCTTCTTGCAACTTTTAAATCATTCCTTGAGAAAAACAACTTACATGTTTCAAGGCTCATATGATCCTTTACAATCCGGTCTGCTAAATGTGTATTAAAACCTTCCTTCACACGTTGATCTAGGATATTCTTTGAATAGTTACATTCAATCAGCCAATGACTTATATCTTGAAACTTGTACTCTATATAGCCCGTATCTGTAGCAAATACTAACTTGCCCATTTCTGAATGCTCTATTAAGTATCCATAGCAAGGTACATTATGAACTACTTCAAATGCCCTTACTCTAAAACCACCCAACCATTCAGCTTTCTTACTAAGTTGTTCATTGCTTATATATAGTTTTCCATATCTTTTGTATTCTTCTATATACTTGGAGTGATCCTTGTGCTCATGACTTACTAAAACACCATTTATCTTTTTATGGTCTACATTCCGTAAGACTTTCTTAAACGGAACCCCAGCTTCTACAACTAGGGCCTCCGTCTCTGTTTCAAGTATGTAAGAATTGCCTGCACTTCCACTTGCTAGTACTTTTAGCTTCATATTTCTCTCCTAAATTGGACATTCATTAGATACTTGTTGTTGACGTACGGACTGTGTGCTTACGCTTTCTTCTACATAATCAGCATCTACAAATTCCTTGCTTGCTGTCATTTCCCTTTGCTCTTGCTGAGAAGTAAGTGCCTCAGATCTATTACCATTTCCATCATCATATGTATTATCATTTTCAAGCGCTGTTTGCATTTCAATACTAAGCGGTGCATACTTACTTAATAAGTTTTTAACTACTGTTTTAATAGCCATTCCATCAAAATCCGTTGACCATAAACTAGAATTTCTTACCCAATCATTAGTACTTTTATAACTCTGTGAGTAACGTTTACCATGTGACTCAGCTTCTTCAACTGTCATATAAACTGTCTTTTCAAATCCGTTGAGTAATTGGAAATAAGCAAAATATCCTACGGGCTTGCTATAATCAATTAAATTGGTGTCTTCTTCAAATTCAATTGAACCTGTTAATTTATTTCTTGATTTTAGTTCCCCCTCATATACGATATCTGCATTAAAGTACTTAAATTGACCACTTCTTAAGGCTAACTGTATAAACCCTTTATAACCCATTTGAAACTGAGCTATTTTACCTTTTTTCTTGTCGTTATAAGGTACTACATAAGCCATACCAAAATTAGGATTGATAGGTAAATCCATAGTTGCTGCAATCATAGCTGATTTCAAAATACTTTCAGGATTACAATCTTTCAAGTTATCACTTTGCGCAAGAGATATAATACTACTTGCAAAACCTGCTGCTTTCTTCCCTAACATATCGTGTAGTTTCTTTTGTACACTTGCCTTACCTACTAACTGATTAATACTTAGTTCTTGATCTTGTTGTGTTACCATTTGATTACTAGCCATTATTTGTTCACTCCTTGCATCTTATTTGATAATGGTATATTAAAAACTTCTAACATATTATCCTTTGTTCTTCCTTGAATAAATCTACAAATTTTACCTACTATCATTTTGGCATCATGCTGATTTTCAAATTGACCTAGAACACTAAAATCTTTACCAAATCTAGCAACTAATCTACCATCTTCCCAAGCTTCTACTGACTTAGTAAATACCATCTTGCATTCATCTTGACTTCTTATCCAAATTCCTTGCATTAGTTACTCACCTCTTCTTTTAAATTTTCCATCGCTATGTCATACCCTTCCCAATTATCAACGCCACATGCTTCTAAAGCATCTAACTTTGCTTCTGAAGATTTCAGTGCGTTTAATTCATTTAAAGAAATCTTAGTTATATCCAAACTATCTGTAAGTTCTGTTGCTAGTTCCTCTACTATCAAGTTGATTACTTGACTATTGGTAGAAGGTATCGTACTTATAGATTCTCTATTGTCAATAAAGATTGGGGCATTCATTCCATAATGCTCACTTAATACCTTGATAATTTCTATCCCTGCTTGAACTTTAGCTGCATTGTTAGCATTACTAAATGGCACACCATTAATAAGACTTTCACAGCACTCTACCAGTCCACCATTAATCTGTTCTTCAAAAAGTTTAAACTTGACTGTTGTAAACTTACTATTGATATTCTCTTCAAGCATATCGACTTTAGCTTTAGTGAAGTCCTCTACTAAGATTTCCTGCTGCTCTACATCTGCTAAACTTACTTGGAGTTCTTTAAGCTGTTCCTCTAATTCCTTTATGCGTTCCAAAGTCTTTTCTTGGTTATCTGCCTTAGTAATTGTTAAATTGTAGAGCGCTATATCCTTCTGAGCGATCTTAATTTCTTCTTTAATCTTAGAGGTATCTAACTGATTAAACGACGCTAATGCTTGCTTAAGTTCATCTATTTGAGCATCTATTTCAGCTGTATCACATGGTGTTGTATCTATAGGCTGTCCAAGTTTTTCCTCTAACCCTTGAACATTCCTTTGAATGGACACTAACTCTTTTGCAAGTATTTCAAAATCTTTACTTAAATCCTCTTGTTCTTTTTGACCTCTTGCTAAATCTTCTTTGAGTTGATCTGCAATACGAACAACCTGCTGCTTTCTTGCCTCTTTTTCTTTAATATGCTTATTCTTAAGTTCCTCTAATTGATCTATAGGAAGGTTTTGACCACATGTAGGACAAATAGATTTATGTTCTTCAAATGTCTCTTTATCTATTCTAATCCATTCATTACGTTCATCTTTAATCTTAGAATTAATAATAATTTCATCTTGCTTCAAGGTTTCTAGCTTTTTAGCAATACGGTCCTGCTCACTTTGTTTATTATTAATATCACGTTTTAGAGTATCCAGTTGGTCTTTTAGCTTGCCATGTTCCCCATATACCTGTCTGTTATGTTCTCCAACTATCTCTTCCCTTGTACGTTCAAGTGATAATATGAGTTTTTGTTTATCTCTCACCGCTTCAAACGCTTTCTCTGAAGCTTCAAGCTGCTGTTCAAAGTCTTGTATAGCCTGTTCTTTTTTGGCAATCTTTAATAATGCCCCTTCTTTATCCAAGCTTTCATCTATGCCTCTTCTTAGTTCATCTATGCGTGGTGGAATATCCTCTATATCTTTCTTAAGCTTCTTCTTAGTTGCTGCTAGAGATTTTTTGAACTCCTCTACATCTTTCCCACTAAGATGTTGTTGGAGCCTATCATATCCTGGAACACTAACATCATTAATCGTTCCACATACTTCAAATAGAATTTTTCTCTTGTCTTGCCATTTCATAGCTTCAAAAGTTAAAGGGTTAGTAAGTAACTTGAATGTTTTTTCCTTGATAATTTCATCAACATATTTCTGATACTCTGACTTTTTACAAGGAACGCCATCTATGTAATAAGTTGTTTCATGCCCACTAAACTCTTGTTCGGCTTGTCCACGTTTCTTAACCCATTTTTCCTTATACACTTTAGATAGGCTAAAAGTTTTACCATCAAATTCAAACTCTGCAGATACTTCAGTATTTAAAAAGTGAATAGGTTCATTGTTTTCTGCTAAAGGCTTAATTTCAAAATCTTTTCTGTCTTGGCTATCTTTATCAAATAATAACCACATAAAAGCATCAGCTACTGTAGTCTTTCCGGTTGCATTCGCACCATATAATTTAGTTTCTGTGCGTTCAAAAAGAATTTTTTTCTCCTTTATACCCTTGAAATTCTTCATTTCTAAAACTTTTAACACAAGTTTCATATCTTCTCTTCTCCTTTTATGGTATAATTAATCCGATTTTTTTATTTTTTATGTGCATCACATACGTTTGCCGACGTTGTGGTGCTTTTTTCTTGGCTTATACACAACTTGCATTGCTTTATATTCATCTTTAACACGAACTTTTAAACCATTTTTAAGCTTTACACAAAGCCCGTCATGCCCTTCTATATCGTTGTCTATAACAATACCTTTTTTCTTTCGATACCTGACCTTATCGCCTTCTTCGATAAGCGTACCTTTACAATCTTTGTAGTACACTCTTTCCCTCCTTAATCTACATAGAGTAGTTCATCAGCCACTTGATCTTCGTACTTCCATATGAAGCCTATTGCTGGTCGATTTTCTTTTATTGCTAATACTAATGTTGAATTACTCGTGAAATTCAATCTTGCAGCATCTCTTACTGAAGGATATTCATATATTATCTCGCCTGATACTTTATCTATCTGCACAACAGGCTTTTTGTTTTTAGAGACTGCTTGTATTTGAACTAACTCTTTACGTTTAATAAAGCCTAGGTTTTCTACGCAATTATTTGTTTTGTTACCATTTTTATGATAAACAACATATCCCTCTGGAATCTCTCCAATAAACAGCTCAACAACTTTTTCATGTGCCATAAACTTTTTGTATGTCCCGTTAATATTAATTGTTAAAATAGCACTCGCACTTTTTACGCCATAAGATGGCACTCTATAAAAATACCTGTCATGCCTCTTTGATACAGTTCTATACCTACCATAGCTACTTACTTGCCATCTGCTATTAGGAATATCCCGCCAAACTTCATCTGGTATAACTTCTTTTGCTAGGAGCTCCCTAAACACGCTAATAGGTGTATGCTCTTCCAATATGTAACAATTAAGACTTCTTATCTTGCTCCTTTGTTTAAGGGCATATTTTAATCCTTCCTTTGTTCTACCAGCCATACCTGCTAACAACTCTAATGTCACAACTTTTCTTTCTGCAGTACGTGGGTCAAAAAGAATAAATTGCTTTTCCACTTTAAACCCTCCTGTTCATATGTTTATGTTTGATAGTATTGATTACGCGAATAATTCCATTAGCAGTTTCTCTATAAACCTTTGCAATACGATCAATGTGTTCATCAAGTCCTTCTATGGCTAATAAGGCTCTTTCAGCTTCGTAGAGTTCTATTCGTAACTTTTCTTCTTCACTTTCTAACTTGGCAAGCTGTATTGTATGTACCATTCTTTTTAAGCACGATGCCCTACGTGATTCTAAACACACTTCAATAGCCTTATCTAGACACAAACTTAATCGCATATCTGTATCATTAATCCTTTTTAATGCAAGGCTAATGATTTTAAGGCTCTCTTCGGCTTCTATATCCTCTGTAGTACTAAGATACTTTTGCATACCTTTTCTCCTCTTTTCATCTCATAATAATTGTCACGTATGTACATCAAAGCATTGTCTATGTCTCTATAAACTTTCCTTCCGTCTTCTGTCATAAGCAACTCTTCGAAATATTCTAGTTGCCCTCTTACCTCATTGATTTTACGAGGGATAAGTTTAGAAATAAGTTTGTTCTTAACCTCTACCTGTTCAAATAGAATTACTCTTAAGGCTTCGCATAAACTTTGTGATACGCCACACGCTTCTATTTCTTCCTCTTCGATTGCTAAAGCTCTCATAGCCTTAATTCTTCCTATTGTTCGGTCTAAATCACCGATTACAACTTCTTCTGCTGTTCTCATAACTTAATTTCTCCCTTCTAATACTTTTATTCTTTCCTTAAGTTCGGTTAAAGCTTGGTCAAAATATCTCCTTTGTCCTTCTAAACATATGTAAGTTGTTACAGCTCCTACAAGGAATCCGAATACGTATTCAAACATTTACGTACCTCCTTTAGACTAACTCGCTTATAGCTTGTCCATTTTTGCTTTCTGCTTCTAACTGTTGATTTCATAGGCTCAGTTCGGAGCTTTATATCATCAACTGGTATGATTAATGTTACTGTTTGCATTTTTTAAACTCCTCCTTCTTTTCTTCTTGCCATCTATAAAAATCTACTCGTTTAACAGCTAAACTTCTTTCTCCTGTTTTAAAACTGGGAAAATCTGCTCTATGAAATAGTTCGTATACTTGTGACTTAGAGCGATTTAATATCTTCATGACATCATTAGGGGTAAAGCAAAGCACATCTTCTGTATTAACAATCTCAAATTCATTCATCGCTATTACCTGCCTACTACAACTAAATCTATTTGGAGATACTCTGCGATTTGTTTCTTTCTGTACCATTTCTAGTACCCTTAAGGATATCTGTAAGATATGCCTGCGAAATCCCTACTGCTTTAGCAAGCTCCCCCCTTATCCATATCCTTGTCGATTAATGCCTTTTCTACCTCTTTTCCAAAAGGTGTAAGTTTAATTTTTCTAGCCATTCTTTATGCTCCTTTCTTTAATAAAAACTCTATAAGACTTCCTTGAGCAAAGTCCTCTAAAACTTCATCTGTAATCCCTATAATTTCCAAGAATTCTTTATACTCTTTTTCTTTAAATTTAGAAGTACCATTTAATTTATTAAAGATACTTCCTCTGCTTATAGAGAGTGCCTTGCATGTAGCTTCAATGCTGTCCTCTTGATTTTTTAAAATAATATGTAATGCTTTTCTCTTTTGAGGAGATAGCTCTATCCACTGAACTTTCATGTTATTCTCCTTTCTAAACTAACCTCATCTGATTATTTAAATTACTAATCTTTCTATAAAACTTCACTTAATTTACTAGAAGCGTTGTTAAACGAACAACTTCTTCTAAAAGGTCTAATAGCCTATCAAATTTCATTCGCAAACTAAAACTTGTTATTGTTGAAAAGAAAACTGCAACTGTAAAAATTGAAAGTGTTATTCTCTGTCTTTTAATCTTAGATTCAAGGACAGCTATTTTCTTATCTATCTCTTCCATACTTTCCCCTTTCTAAGCTAATCTCATTTGATTATTTAAATTACTAATCTCTGTCACTAATACTGTAGGTGCTTTATATTCTTCTACAATGCTTCTGGCAATGTCTAACTGACTTCTTTTTATTGCTTCATACTTTGATATGCCAAACTCTCTTTTAAGCTGTCTTTGAATATCTGAATACACCTTTCCTCTAAGAGAATGGTCATTGTATGCAGTAGATTTATACCCACCTAAAACTTGTACACCTTTACTTCTCACCAAGGCTTGTAGCTCTTTACATTCAACATTGAAGAGTGGCATATTATCTTTTAAATCAGTAACCTCTTCTCTTACACCTGTAACTTCTTCACGAACTGATTCAATTTCTTTAGCCTGTTCTTCTAAGACTTGGTAATGAAGTCTTAGTTCTTCTTGTGGAGTTAGTCTTCTTGTTCGTTGCTTATGTATAAATGCTTCTGCTAAAACATCTTTAGCTTTAAGTTGATACTCAACTAATCTTTCTACTAATTCTGGTTGTTGCTCTTTCATTTTTGGTGTAATAGAAATCTTCGCTAACCATATAGGAAGGTAGTCAAGTTCTATTGCTAAAACCTCATTATTTGGGTCAATTACCCCTGCGTCAAATTTGACGCACCCCCCATGAAGTACTAAATCTGATTGAATGTTTTTTACTTGCCTATCTTTTTGGTCTTTATTAAACCCAATTCCTTTACATATGTATCCAACACTTGTATAAAGTTTGTCCTTTACTTCATCTTTTACAACTAAAAGGCTATCTCCTAAAAACTCAACTTCTTTTGTAACTAATGAATTTTCTTGGTTTGCCTTTTCTTGGCTTATCCCTTTTAACACTACTGGTGTGTTATCTCCTTGATTTAATGCACTACTCATTTGCGTATTCATTTTGTTGCGCCTCCTCATTAACTATTCTTGTAATTTCTTCTGCTAATTGCTGAATATTCATGCCATAGACTAAAATGGCAAGTTCCTTTAGAAATTCTTCATTTTTTTGCGTTGTATTTTCTGCCATTTTGCTATACTCCTTTCTATTTTCATTTTCTCGTATTAAGCGAGTTTGTAAGGTAAAAAAATATAGTCTATTGGCATATTATACAATTCGCATAACTGTACTAGGTGGTGATGTCTAGGGATAGTCTTTCCTTTCTCCCAACTTATCAGCGTTTCTTTACATATTCCAATCTTTTCAGCAGCTTCTTTTTGTGTTAAATTTGCATTTACTCTTGCTGCTGCTAAACTAATTTGTGGCATCTGAATTACTCCTTTCCGATTTAATGTAATTCAATATTAACTCGCTTTAGGCGAAATGTCAACTCTTTTAGCGAGATTTTTTTTATTTATTATTGTTTTTTTCTCGCTTTTGTTGTATAATTTATCGCATAATAAGGAAGGAAGTGTGTCTATAATGTCTGAAACAGACGTAAGAAAAATCTTTTCAAAGAATTTAAATCGCCTAATGCGTTTAAATAACAAAAAACAAATAGATTTAATGAATGATTTAAAACTAAGTTCATCTACTCTTTCTAATTGGTGTACTGGTCTCAAAATGCCACGAATGGATAAAATTCAAATGTTAGCCGATTATTTTGGAGTTTTAAAATCTGATTTAATAGAGGATAAAACTCTCTCTGAAGAACCTGTACAAATTAATCCATTAACAGGTAAAAAAATGACCAAACGTGAACTTTCACAATATGAAAAAGTCATGAATGAAGCAACTTTGATGTTTAACAATGAAGATGTTTCTGAAGAAGATAAAGAGAAACTAATGATGGCTCTTAATGACATGTTTTGGAAAGCGAAACAAAAAAATAAAGAAAAATATGTCAAGTCTCATAAATAAATTAATAAATAAATTTTTACAAAGGATGATTGGGATGGATATCTCTAAACGAGTTAAAAATCTAGTAAGAATGTACAACACTCATGATCCAATACGAATAGCTAAATTAAAAGGTATTGAGGTAGAGTATTATGATTTAGGGGAAATTAAAGGTTTTTATAAAAAAATACTAGGTAATAAATTCATTGGCCTTAATGATACTATAGGGGAATTTTCAATATTAGTATCATCTGGCCATGAATTGGGCCATGATGTATTACATAGTACAAAGCAAATACAACTCATGAAGGATTATGTTCTTTTACCTAAAGATAATGTAATAGAAATCCAAGCTAATAAGTTTGTTGCAGAATTATTGCTATATGAAGGTGCTAATTATGACTACATACTTAAATCAGGTACTGAGCTGGATAAAAAAATACTTAAAATGTTAATAGATTTAAAAAATACAAATATCAGCTAGAAAAATAAAAAAGACCTAGTGGTACCAACACTAAGCCTCTTATATAAACAGTGTATATGATATATACATCTCTCAAATTTAGTATATCGTATACATACCTTAATTACAATAAAGGAGTATACACATATGAAAAAAGTTGCAATATACGCTAGATATTCTAGTGATAATCAAAGAGAAGAATCTATCGAGGCCCAAATTCGAGCAATAAATGACTTCTGCAACCGAAATAATTATCAAGTAGTAAAAACATATACCGATGAAGCAAAATCAGCTACAAGTGATAATAGACCACAATTTCAACAAATGATAAAAGATAGCTCTACTAAATTATTTGATACTGTTATTGTCCATAAATTAGATAGATTTTCTCGTGATCGATATGATAGTGCATTTTATAAACGTGAATTAAAGAAAAATAAAGTAAAACTTATATCTGTTCTTGAAAATTTAGATGATAGTCCTGAAAGTATAATCTTAGAATCTGTATTAGAGGGTATGGCTGAATACTATTCTGCTAATTTATCTCGTGAGGTGATGAAAGGTATGAAAGAAACTGCTTATCAATGTAAACATACTGGTGGTATTCCACCTTTAGGTTATGACATTAATAGAGATAAATCTTATGTAATTAATGAACATGAAGCTGATATAATTCGTTTAATTTTTAATATGTATTCTTCTGGTGAAACTTATGGTTCAATACAAGACACTTTAAAATCAAAAGGGTACAAAACTAAAACTGGAAAAGATTTTTCATGTAGTGCATTATCTACTATTTTAAGAAATGAAAAATACAAAGGCACTTATGTATTTAATAAAACTGGACAAAAACAAAATGGAAAACGCAATGTATATCTAAAATCTGATGAAGATATTATTAAAATTGAAAATGGTATTCCTAAAATAGTGGATGAAAATACATGGAACATAGTAAATAAAAGAATGGATGAATCTAACAAAAGCACTCAATCAGCACAAAGAGCTAAGGAACCCTATCTATTAACAGGTTTAATACAATGTGGCTGTTGTAATGGGGCTATGGTAGGGAATAGACGCTTTTCAGGTAGAAATAAACAAAAATATGTAACCTATGAATGTAATACACGAAAAAGAACAAAAGGTTGTAATGCAAAAGCAATTAATAAAGACTTTATAGAAAATCTTGTTATAGAGTTTTTAGATAATAACTTATTAACATATTCAAATATTGATGAAATAGCAACTCTTGTTTTAGAAGGGCTAAAAAATATAAACAAAGGTATTCCAGGTGCATTGGCTAATTATAAGAAATCCTTGAATCAAACTAATAAAGAAATTGAAAATATTATTAATGCAATAGCTGCTGGTATGTTTCACCCATCTATGAAAGAAAAAATGGACTTATTAGAAGCCAAAAAAGCTGATTTAATTTTAAAAATCACTAGCTACGAGCAACAACTACAGGTTACTGTTATTCCAACTAAAAAAACTATTATAGATTATTTAGAATCAAATAAGGACATAAAAAATAAACCTCTGAATCATCAAAAGGCTATAATTCAAAGGTTTATTGAAAAAATCATTGTGTATCCAGACAAAGTAGAAATTATATCTATTGTGGATACGAACAATGGAGGTGAGGGGAATCGAACCCCTGTCCGAAAGCCCATAAATCGTGGTCTCTACCATCATAGTCACTGTTTTAACATTCCCTCCATGAACCGCCCAGAGACAGGCTGTTCACTTCA